TAAAGAAGGAAGAAATGGCAATTCCACTAGCAGGTATGTTTTTACCAGCACTAAAAGCTGTAGGTGCAGCAAAATTACCTTTATTACTTAGAGCTGCTGGTATAACTGCTGGGGCATTGCCAGGGTTACGTCAAGGAAATCTCGGACAGGCAATAGTAGGTGGTGGACTTGGTGCATTAGGAACTTTAGGTTTAGGGTCAGCTACTGGAATGGCAAGTAAAGCAGCCACTGGTGCAGCGGTTAAAGGATTAGGTTCTAAAGTATTTACCCCTGCTGGAGGTGCATTAGCTGATGCAGCAAGAATAGCACCTGCTTTAGCAATAGGTGGACTTGCAGGTGGATCTGCAGCTGGCTTCCTTGGTGGTGGAGCTAGGAATATTGGTAGAGGAGCAGCAGGATTAGCAGGATATGGAACAGTAAAAGGAGAAGGAATGGGTGGTGGTGCAGTACCCCCAGGAATGGGGATGTATGGAGGAGTATCTCCAACAGGTGATCCATTAAGTGTGTTAAGTCCTTTAGGTCTAGATGCAGGTAGAAGACTAAGAACAGTCAAAGATGCTGAAGCTTTAAGAGATGCTCAGAACATAGTTCTTCCAACTGTTAGAAAGTTTGCAGAGCAAGCTAAGAGAGATGAGTTTGCAAGAAGCATGGCAGGTGCAGGTATTAGACAAAACATTGCAACTAATGCAGCTCTTACAGAAAACATGCAGAGAGCTGGATTAAACTTAGGCATGACTGCTGCTCAACAGGCAGGTGATGCTTTAACTCAAAGATACAACTACTAGTATGGAAGATTTATTTGACATCATTGGACTAGATTTTGGATCTGGGAAAAGAAATGTTGACTTAAAAAAACAAAATAAAAAATTAAGCGAAGAGTTTCCAGATCCTAGTAAAATAACTGCTAAGGATATTGAGGATAAATATGGGTTTGATAATTTACCAGCTAATTTACAAACTATTTTAGGTCCTACAGGAGAAAAAATAAAATTTGATGTACCAAAAGGTATGAAGCGTTTACCTGATGGTCGTGTAGTACCTAAAGATGCTGTAAATAATCCTCTACTTAGAGCAGCAGGAGGATTTATAGATGAATATATTATGGGAGGTTCAACTGACCTTGATAAAATGGGATCAGGTTTAGAAACTTATGACGTTATAAAATCCGATGATTTATCAAAAAGAGTCTTAAGTCCTTATCAACAAAAGCAAGTTCAAAGTGTATTAACAGAAGATTTTGGTAAAGAAAAAACTGCGACCGAGGGTATAAAAGAAAATATTGAAGCTTTAAAAGAAGTATATCCTGAGCTATCAGAAATGGCTCGTAAAGAAAGAAGAAAAGCTGCAATCGACACAACTTTACAATATGCAGCAACAGAACCATTAAGACAGGCGTTTTTAAACAGAGCTGCAGAACAGGCAACACAAAGAGGATTAAGAGTGAGAGGAGCATTAGAAGCAATGCCTTCTAATATCCAAAACATAATGACTGCAAAACAGCAACAGCAATCTCTTGCTTCTTTAACTGAAGCTGAGAGACAAAGAGCCACTGCTACACAACAGGATGCTGCAACTCGATTTGCAGGTCTTGGCATGCAACGTCGATTTGGCTAACTTAAACTAAAAGAGTATTGAGAGGTAAACCATCATGATGGGAGGAGGATCCCCACC